GGGGTTTGATAGTAGTTTAGATGAAAAAGGGGTAGATTTAGTATTAGAAATATTAAATGAACGTGTTGAAAAATATAATGAGTGCGTCATGGTTATTAGTCACCGGAAAGAAAGTATTAAATCAGCTAACGGTGATATTATATTTTTAGAAAAACACAATGGTATCACTAGAAGAGTAAATTTTATTGATTAATTAATATTATGTATATACAAGGTAACCGGCCATTTCAGATTAATAACCCTTTCATGGGTAGGCCATTTCAAACTAATCCTAACCCTCAACCCCCTAAACAAGATTTATCTCCGCAGCCAGAAGTTAATTTACCGCGATTTTTAAATTATTATGCTGATTATTCTGGTTGTGGTCATTGGAGAATGCTCTGGCCAGAGCAAGTAATGAATGCTCATAGTAAAGCTATAGTTCAAGGTACCACGGTAATGAATGTAGATGAACGTTATTACATTCAAACTAAAGGGGTAAGAATACAAAGACAGGCCACTCCAGCACAATTGGAATTTGTAAAATGGTTAAGGCAATTAGCTGATAAAAATAATTTTAGATTAATATACGAAATAGATGATATATGTTTTCATGAAGATATACCTGATTATAATAAATATAAAACAGCTTTTGCAGACCCTAATATAAGAAAAGCATCTCAAGAAATGATGTCTATGGTTGATGAAATTTCAGTTACATGTCCATTTATGAGGGATTACTATAAAGAAAAATCAGGTAATAAAAACGTTACTGTTATACCTAATTTTATGCCTAAGTTTTGGTTAGATAGATATTATAATGCAAGTCGTACAATGGAAAGTTATGACAAAAATAAAAGAAAGCCAAGAATATTATACGCAGGTTCAGGAGCTCATTTCGATGTAGATCAAAGAGTTAAATTTAAAGATGATTTTTACCACGTTAATGAAGTTATAAGAAAAACTATTGATAAATATCAATGGGTATTTTTAGGAGCTCACCCATTACCATTAGTAGATTTAGTTAGATCAGGTAAAGTAGAATTTCATCCATGGAAAAGGTTATATGAATATGGTAAGGGTTTATTTGATTTGAACGTAAATATGATAGTAGCTCCATTGGAAGATAATACTTTTAATAAAGCTAAATCAGATTTAAAATATATAGAAGCTAGTGCATTAGGGTTACCAATTGCTTGTCAAGACTTATGTACATATGATAATGCACCTATTAAATTTAAAACTGGAGATGAAATGATTGCTCAAATTGAGACTACTTTACAAGATAGAAAACGTTATAAATCAATTTGTAAAAAAGCTCGCCAATATGCCGATACGAGATGGTTAGAAGATGATAAAAATATCGACTGCTATTTAGAACTATACCAGTATGGGGTAGATGATCCTAAAAGAGTTAATTTATCTAGATATAATTAAACTTCAGTATCTCCATACTTAGGAGCATCTTTATTACCTAATTCTAATTCACCTTGGGTAAGTTTTTCCGGTTCAACAATAGATTTTTTCTTCTTCCTTTTACCAAGAATAGATGCTGCTTCCCTATAACCAACATTATATATTTTCATATATTTTTTAATTACTTTATCAAATTCAGGTGTCATATATTGATATTTATAGGAACGTTAATATAATTAGTGTGTGAGTTACCGTAATATATATTATGATCCCCGTGAAAGATGTATCAACTTATTTACTTGGGATAAAGAAGGTAAAAGAATTAAGGTAACTACTTCATATGACCCTTATCTTTATGTAGAAGGTAAAGGTGATTATGAGTCTATTTACGGTACTAAATTAATTAAAAAAAGTTTTAGAACCCAATATGATAGATACAAGTATATTAAAGATACGGGTATAAAAAGAGTATTCGAGAATCAACCTGCAGTTCAGCAGTACTTAATTGATACTTTTTGGAAAGTAAATGAAAAAACTGAGTTTAGTAAAAACCCTATTAAAGTATTATTTTTAGATATTGAAACTTATTCCCCTGATGAGTTTCCTCAACCTGCTAATCCTACCCATACAGTCAATGTTATAACAGTTTTTGACTCTTTAAACCGTCATTATTATACTTTCGGTCTTAAAGATTATAATAATAAAGATGAAGACGTAACTTATATAAAGTGTTCTACTGAAAGAGAACTATTTATGAGATTTGTTGAATATATTGAAAAAGATTATCCAGATATTATGTCGGGTTGGAATAGTGAGTTTTTTGATTTACCTTATATTTTAAATAGATGTACTCGTATACTTGGCGATGAATGGACTAATAGAATATCTCCTTCAGGTAATGTATATAGTAGAACTATACGTGGTCAGTTTGGTCAAGAGCAAACAAGATGGTATGTTGAAGGGGTTTCATTAATTGATTATCTAGATGTATATAAAAGATTTTCTGTAGGTATAAAAGAAAGTTATAAACTTGATGCTATTGGTGAATCTGAGTTAGGTGAGAAGAAAGTAGACTTTGGTAATATGAATCTTGCTACTCTATCAGATACTGATTGGCAAACGTTTGTTGAATATAATATTCAAGACGTTAGACTTCTAACTAAACTTGAAGATAAATTAAAGTATACAGAACTAATTAAAATGTTAGCTTATGTAGGATTAACTACCTTTGAAGCTGCTATGGGTTCCCTTTCAGTAATTAATGGTGCTACTGCTGTTATATCTAGAAGACGTAATCAATGTGTACCTTCATTTATTAGAAATGAAGACTCGGGAAAGAACCCCGGGGCTTATGTAGGTGAACCTTTACAAGGCTTTCAAGAAAATATTATATCGTTTGATGCTAACTCTCTATACCCGAATGTGATGATATCTCTTAATATGTCTCCAGAAACTAAAGTTGGTAAAATAGAAGATAAAAATAATAATGAAATAGTTATACGACATGCAAATGGTAAAGTATTTACTTTAACTCATGAAAAGTTTCTGAAGTTTTGTAAAAAAGAAGAAATAGCAATAAGTAAAGCTAACGTATTGTTTACTCAAAAGAGTAAAGGGGTAATGCCTGAGATTTTAGATTATTATTATAATAAAAGAGTTGACGTTAAGAAAGAGTTGGGTAAACTAAGAAAAAAATATTTAAAAAATAAAAATCAAAAGCTTAAGTTTCAAATTGAGCAATTAGATGCTAAACAGTTATGTATTAAAGTTTTAATTAATTCTATATACGGTTACTTTGGTAATAAACATGCACCTTTCGGTGATGATGATATAGCTTCTTCTATTACTTTAACTGGTCAAGCAGTTATTAAAATGTCTAATGAATTACTTAAAAAATATATTAAGAAAAAGACGGGTATAGAAGATGAAAAAACTTTAAATGATTGTATTATATATAACGATACTGATAGTAGTTATATTTCAGTAAAACCTCTAATTAAAGCAGGTTTATCTTTTACAGGTGATGATGGTAAAGTTAGCAATGAATTTTATGATGAAGTGCAAAATATTGAAGATTTCTTAAATGAAGAAATTAAAGTATGGGGTAGTAAGGCTTTAAACTCTAAAGATTGTAGGTTTGTATTTAAACGTGAAATGATAGCTGATGTTGGTATATTTTTACAGAAAAAACGTTATGTTATACATGTATTAGACGATGAAGGTATACCTACTGATAAGTATAAGTATACGGGGGTAGAAGTAGTAAGAAGTACTATGCCTGATGCAATTAAACCTCACGTAAAAGGTATAATTGAAACTATGTTATCCACTCAGAGTATAACTGAAACGAATGCTGTGTTAGATAAAACTTATAAAATTTTTAAAGACTTACCAGTTGAAGATATAACGTTTGTTTCAGGGTTAAAAGGTTATGAAAAATATGCAGGGCAGTGTGATGGTTGGAAAACTGCTAAAGGTATGCCTATTCACGTTAAAGCTGCTTACTATCATAATATGTTACTTAAGAAGTTTAATATAGAAAAAGAATATGAAACTATTAGTTCGGGAGATAAAGTAAGATATTTTTACTTACAACAACCTAATCCGTATAACTTACCAAGTTTAGCATACAAGTATTATTATCCTGATGAATTTAAAAAAATATTTCATGTAGATTATGATAAAATGTTTGAGAAAAATTTATATGCTGTGATAGAAAGATTTTATGAAAATGTTAAATGGTCTATACAAAAGCCTGGCAATGCAGTTCAAACTAACTTATTTGATTTATTAAGTTAATAATTATGAAAATATTAATTTTTGGTTTACCGGGTAGTGGAAAATCTACATTAGCTAAAGAGCTATCTAAATTATTAAAAGGAGTTTGGTTAAATGCAGATGAAATCCGTAAAGAGTATGATGATTGGGATTTTAGTTATGAAGGTCGTATAAGACAAGCCAATCGAATGAAATATTTATCCGATGGTGTTGTTAAATGTAATAAAATAGCAGTAGCAGATTTTGTTTGCCCTACTAAAAAAGCTAGAGCTGATTTCCATGCTGATTTTGCTATATGGATGGATACTATAAAAGAAGGTAGATATGAAGATACCAATAAAATATTTGAAAAACCTACTGTTTACAATTATAGGGTAAAAGAATGGGGTGGTAATAACCCATATAAAATTTTAAATAAAATTAATAATGTTTGATTATAAAAAATCTACAGTACAAATGTTAGGACGTTGGCAACCTTGGCATAAAGGTCATACAGTGCTTTTTAAAAAGGCTTTAGCTAAGACTGGGCAAGTTTGTATTATGGTAAGACTTACGGAAGAAAATGACAGCAATCCGTTCGACCCTTTTACAGTTACGAACAATATTAAGAAATGTTTAACTGAAGAGGGTTACTCATTTAACAAGGAATATACTATTGTTGTTGTACCGAATATTGTAGATATAAGTTATGGTAGAGGAGTTGGGTATACTTTTTCTGAGCATAATTTAGGAGAAGAAATACATAATATTAGCTCTACAAAAATAAGAAAAAATATGAGAGAAAAAGGCGAATTAAGTTGACTTATTAATTAAGGTAATTAAAATATATGTATGTCAGATAAAAAATATACTACATTTATTGATAACGCCGGACGAGCTATTTTTGGAGAATTATATGATGATAAATCCGATACTCTAGTAGTAAAGAATCCAGTTATGATTACAGTTCAACAAGGGGAAAACGGACAAATGGCCGTGCAATTATTTCCTTTATTTTTTCAAGAATTTGTACAACCTAAAGAAGATGGTTCAAGAGCTAATTTTTTCGAATATTCAAAAGGCAATATTGCAATTAGTACTAATTTTTCAATTGAACCTCGTATTGTAGAGCAGTACGAAAAAATTGTAAATCCAGTTTTAGTATCAGCTAATACACCAACAGGTAATGAGCCTGAAGTTATTAAGTTGTTTGACGACGAATAAAAAAAATAAAACTAAGCCTCTCAGAGAAATCTGAGAGGTTCCCTATGATGACACCACAAGAAATATGGGATTATAAATTAGGATGGAAATCATATGGGTTTTCAGTACCATTTCATTCAGATTGGGAAATGGAATATACAGACTTTTGTAAAGAAAATTTTAACAAATGGCAATGGGATATCTATAGATGGACTAACGTTTATGAACATACAATGCAATTTGAAAAAATAAAAGATGCTGATAAGTTTAAAGAATTTATTGATAAATGATAAACATATACTATAATAGAAGTATATGAGTAAAGAAATTGATGATATTTTATCTGTAATTGATAAATCTAATCCATATGCATCTTTCTTAAATGAAAGTGCTATTAGTAATGTAGATGGTTGGTTAGATACGGGCTCTATGGTACTAAACGGTATCGTTTCCGGGTCGTTATTTGGAGGTATACCTAGAAATAGAATGACATTATTAGCAGGTCCTAGTATGACTGGTAAGTCATTTATATTGCAAAAGATTTTAGCTAATGCTCAAAAAGAAGGTTTAATACCTGTTATATTTGATAGTGAAAATGCTATCGATCGCGATGGAGCAGCAGCATTAGGGTTAGATGTTAGTAAAGTGAAATATGTACCTGTTTTTAGTATTGAAGAGTGTCGTAATACAATTTATGATTTTTTAACTAAGGTAAAAGAGAAAGGTCAAGAAGGTAAATTTATAATTGCAATTGATTCGTTAGGTAATATGGAAAGTCAGTTACAGATTAATCGTCAAGAAAAAGGTAATGTTAGTGCTGATATGGGTAGTAGAGCTAAAGCTATGAAATCCCTATTACGTACTTTGACTCAGTTATCTGGATTAACTAAAACTACTATTTTAGCTACTAATCATATCTATGAAGATCCTGCAGCATTATTTCCTTCTTTGGTTAAAGCAATGCCTGGTGGTACTGCTACCGTTTATCTACCTTCAGTAACTATTCAGTTAGCTCGTAAGCCAGTTAAAGAAGATAAAAATACGGATGGTAAGTTAGCTGTAGGCCAGAAGAATTATTCAGGGGTTATACTTAGAGCATTAACGGTTAAAAATATCT